ATGGCGCCCAAACCACAGGCATACCGGACCAAGAACGGTGACATCACCTGGCACGTGCGCTACCGGATCAAGGGACACCCCAACCCGGTCAAGGACACGTTCGAAGGCCCGAACGCCCACGCAGACGCCGACAGGTTCGCCAAACTCGTCGAGCGCGTCGGCGGGGCAACAGCGCGGGCCACCAGGGTCAGCTCCGAAGCGTCGGCCGCTCACGTACCCACCCTGGCAACATGGCTCGAGCGCCACCTCGATCAGGTCTCCGCCGCCCGAACCGAGGGCACCGTCGCGGAGTACCGGCGCATGGCAGCCCGCACATGGCTCCCCAGGCTCGGCGCGCTGCCTGTAGACGCGATCACCCGGGACGCGTGCGTGGCCTGGGTTGCGTGGCAACGCCAGCAGACCACAGTGCGCGGCAAGCCCTACTCTGCCAAGTCAATCTCCAACGCCGCCCGGCTGCTGTCGTCGGTGATGCGCTCCGCGGTTGAGGCCGAGCTCATCGCCCGCAACCCTGCCGCACGCCTCCCGATCCCCTCAGACCAGGAGCGGCACGAGATGGTGCTCCTGACGCACAACGAGTACGCGACCCTCGTGCAGGCCATCCCCGCTCAATGGCACGCGTTCGTAGCGTTCCTTGCGGGCACAGGGTGTCGGTTCGGTGAGGCGACCGCGCTGGTTGCGGGAGACTTCGACCTCGACGGAGATGCGCCCACGGTGCGGATCTCGCGGGCGTGGAAGAAGGGGGCGGCCGGGGTGTACCTCGGTGCGCCGAAGTCTCGGCGTGGTGTGCGGACGATCACCCTCGGTCGGATCGTGGTCGACGCTGTGCGCCCACTGGTCGAGGCGGGAGACGGCCTCGTGTTCACGACCACACAAGGTAAGCGGGTCCAGTCCCAGCACTTCCACACGCGGGTGTGGAGCCCGGCGCTGGATCGTGCGGGGCTGGGTAAGCGTCCGCGAGTGCACGATCTGAGGCATGCCCATGCGTCGTGGCAGATCGCTGCGGGGATCCGGCCGGAGGTGTTGCAGCGTCGTTTGGGGCATGAGTCGATCAAGACCACCTATGACGTGTATGGGCACCTGTTGCCCGACTCGCATGCGGGCGCGGCGGAGGCTGCGGATCGCGCGATGGCCGGCGCCTTCCCTGAGGTCGAGGGCGGCGCTTTCCCGCAGATCGAGGCGTGACGATCCCGCGCCCTTGTTCCCGCGTCTACTAGCCGCCGGGGTTGTGCGCGGGTTGCGGGGTGTCGTTACACGGGCGTATGGTGTCGTTACACCTAGCGAGAGGACGGGCCGATGGTCACCACGCACGACGAGCAAATGGTTGCGCTCCAGCAGATTGGTCACGAGTTCCGCGAGGCGGCCGAGAGCGCGGGGACTGCGATGCGCGAGTTCGGCAAGGCGTTCATGTCGTCGCCCATCCTGAGCCTCGATGACGTGCGCAACGCGCTCGTCGAGACGATTCGCGCCGAGGTGCAGGCCAACGACGTGACGTGGCAGCACCAGTTGCCCGAGTCGTCTCGGATCATGCTCAACGGTGCCACGCGCATGGCCGAGCGACTGGGGGTCGTCGTCGAGTACGACTCGATCCGCGCATGAGCCCGTCTCGTGGTACGAAGACGACGACACTGCGTATCCCGCCCGCACTCAAGGCCCGCGCCCAGGCTAAGGCGGCCCGTGAGCGCACGACACTGACGGCGGTCATCGTGGCCGCGCTGGAAGACTACGTGAAGGGGGAAAGCGATGAGTGAGGGCGTCCTGATCGTGCTGGTAGAGGTGCTGCAACAGCACCAGCCCTACCCGCTGACCAATGGTGGCTACGGGTGCATGGCGTGCGAGGCGGCCAGGTTCCCCACGTGGAATGGGATGGCCGCGCACCAGGCCCGGCAGCAGGTCGCAGCGCTGGCCCGAGAGGACGCGTGACGTGGAGCTGACCGAGCGCACGGACGGGCTGCTGGGTGTGTTGGTCAAGCACCAACCGCGCCTATGGTGCGACCCGCTCCCGCTACCGGGCTGCACCTGTGGGTGGATCGGACTAGGCCACTTGGGCCACCAGGCTGACGCGGTGCGCGCGTGGATCCGAGAGGACGCGTGACGTGGACTGGACGACGACGGACGGGTGCGCGCGCTGCAACGAGCACGGGCCGTACTTCCCGGGCGGCACCTTCTACGTCGGGGATGAGGCTGCACGTGACGCACACCAGGCGTGGCACGGGTTCGTCGCCGCGCTCACCAAGGCAGCGCACATCCCGCAACTACTGGACTGGCTGACCCGCCGACTCGCCTGACCCCGGACGACAAAGAACCGCCCCCCTGCACCCGGCCTTGTGAGCCAAGCGCAGAGGGGCGGTGGTGTGTGAGTCGTCAACGCTTCATGCGAGTTGCATGATTCGCGGGGTGCGAACTGCCTTTTTCGCCGGACACAAGTGGTGCGGTGCCGCTACAGGTGTGTGCAAAACCACTACAGAACGTCAAGGTTCTGCACACGGGGGCGGCGGGTTGACCGGTTCGCAGGGTGCGAGTCGACCGGTTCGGCGGACGGGCTATGCGCAGTTATGCGACCGGTATGCGATGCGTCGCATAACTCAGAGCACGGGGGAAGGGATGCCTTACCGGACGCCGCGGACGAGGGACCGGTTCTTGATGTAGTTGTTCCGGATCCACGCACCACATTTGCCGCACTGGTACAACCCGTACTCCGTCTGCGGGGTGAACACGGACCCGTCCTGCGTCACCTTCTTAGACAGGCAGTTGGGGCACGACCCGTCCGACTTGGCCCACAGGTTCAGGTTCGGGTGCGACGTGATCCACGGCAGAAGGCGGATGTACAGCCGTTCCGTGATGCGAATGTCGCCACGGTTGTACCGTTCCATCGTCCGCCACGCCGCCTCGTCACCAGCCAGGCACCCGGTCCAGAGCCGGAACCCCTGGTGCGTGACCTTCGCCGGTAGGCCGAGCTCGCGGCACACCTCGTCGAGACGGTTGTAGGGGAACGCGAAGTTGGAGCGCACCACTTTGATGAGGTCGACGCTGCGGAACGGCCGCGGGCGGGTCATGCCGAGGCGCACGAACTCGGTGTTCATCTTCTTGAAGTCGAACCGGTCACCGTTGTACGAGATCACAATGTCGGCTTCGGTGAGCATGGCGTGGGCTGCGCGGACCATGCCCTCGTACCCGTCCGCGTGAGTGGAGTGGAACACGATGGCGGGTTCGCCGTACCACTTGGCGGCAAACGAGATCATGCCGCCGCGTTGCACCATCTTGTCGGGGGTGATGTACCGGGTCTTGGGGTCGAAGAAGTACCCGAGGTGTGGGGCGGTCTCAATGTCGATGGTGAGGATCCTGGCCCGCCGGCTTGGCGGGCCTGCCTGTGCACCGTCAGCGATCACAGGAGCACTCCCCGCGACGGTGGTAGGACACCATGTCGGGACGGAACGACACCCCCGGGTAGTCCGGGTCATCGTCGATGGCCGCTGCAATGGCCGCATGTTCCCAGTCCGGGTCCGCGAGCATCCCGTCGACCGCTTCCCGTTCGGTTGCTGGGAGTGATGCGACCCATCGTCCGAACCCGCACCCGCGACGGTAGTAGTCGTTGGGGCGGGGTCCTTGCTTGTGAGCCGTTGCGAGGCTCATGGGGGTGTTCCCTTCGGCTGTGACCCGCCCCCGCGCTTACCGGGGGCGGGTCGTGGTCAGTCGGTTTAAGGTCGGTCCGCTCGGAGTGCTACCGAGGTCCGGGGCGAGCGGGCCCCAGCGCATCGACGTCTTGCGGACCGACCGTCTTGTGGGCGACGCGTTGCACGGCCACTGAGGTTCCGCGTAGGAGTGCGATCTCAGCGAGGTACCGTTCGTTCTCGTCGCGTAACCGGGCACACTCCTGGCAGTCGTTCACGCCGCGTCCTGGCAGTCACAGAACATGGCCGCTGTGACCCCGCCCTCTTCGGTGTAGTCGTACCCGCACCGTGGGCAGATGGGGCCCGCGCCCGGTGGTGCCTGCCGACTCATCGCCAGTCAGTCGACGTAGGGGAACGCGTCAAAGTCGTTGTCGGCGGCCTGCGCGTCAGCCTCAGCCTCGAGGTTGGTCACCACGTCGCGTGCAGCCGCCTTGAGTTCCCAGAGTTCGTCCGCCAGTTCCTCGACCCACTCGGCCCACTCTGCGGGGGTGCCCTCGCTGTCGCGGCCTTCGATGAGGTTCTGGACCTTCGCGGCCACGGCCAGGAGGGTCGTGCCCACGACACCAAGGGCGACGATCAGGGCCGGAGTGACCGAGTAGTCAACGCCGACGAGTTCAAGGACGGAGTTGATGGCGTCGCCGACCGGAGGGATTGCCACGGCGATCAGGAGTGTTGCGAAGGTCATCACGCCTTGGAGTGCTGTGCGGAGGGCACGGCGCGTGGATTCGACGGGGGCGGGGAGTGCGCGCTTGGGCACGGGACTGCCTTCCTGTTAGTGAACGGTCGTGCCGGCGACACCGGCAACGGTGATGAGGGCAACGGTCAGGGGGATGAGCCACCACGCGTGCCCCACTTCACGGAGCGGGTGGTGGTGCATGGTCACGCGCGGAGGGCGCCGAGAAGTTCTGTGGCGATGGCACGGCCGATCGCAGCAGCGTCCACAGTCACCGCACCCGTCTGGGAGGTCTCCGTGGTGAGCACGTCCCGCAACCGTTCAACCTCGGTGTTGTCCAGGGCCACGTCAGGGATTCCCGCCTCAGCGAGCTTGTCGAACGTCGTCTGGGAGACGGGGACCATGCGGTCACCTGCGCACAGGTAGTAGGCGCTGCGGCCGTAGCGGGTGACGAACATGGTGGGCCTCCGTTTGATGATGGATTCGCCTAGGACGGTCAGGGCGGTGTCGAGTCGTAGGCCGCGTGCGGCGTAGAAGGTGATGGGGTTGGTGGGGATGTTGGAGACGCGGGTCTCGAAGTGGAGGTGCGCCCCGGACGAGTCCCCCGTGCTGCCTGCGAGTCCGATGCGTTGCCCGGTGCTGACCCGTTGCCCCACGGACACGTGCCGGGCGCTGAGGTGGTAGTAGCGGGTGGTGACACCGTTCGCGTGGTCGATGCGCACGTGGTTACCCGCGCCCGTGCCACCCGCAGACCGTGGCGGGTCATAAGCCGACCGGGACACCACGCCGGCCGATGCGGCGAGAATCGGGGTACCAGTGGGGGCCCGGAAGTCCGTGCCCGTGTGAGGGATGACCCGCCCGTAAATGGGGTGCACCCGGGTCGTGTTGTAGTGGTCAGTGACGTACGGGGTTGCGGTCGGCCAGGTCCACGACACGTCAGCCGCCGACTGCCAGCGCTTGGATGAGCTGGAGCGCCCCACCGAGCATCACACCGAGCATCGCCATCCCAGCGATGACGACCCCCGCGACCTTCCACCCAGACACGGGCACGGTCGGGGCCGGAGGTGGTGGCGTGGCAGCGTCGCTGATCTCCAACATTCGGACACGCCGTTGCAAGTCGATGATTGCGGCCGGTATCGGGTCAACCTTCTTGTCGACGTCGAGCAACTTCTCGTAGATCGTCGTGAGGGTGACCCGGACAACCGGTTCGTCGTGGCGTGTTTCGGGCATGACGTGGCCTCCCGTGGTGGGTCGCGGGCGCGGTAGGTGGGCGGGTGGTGCGGTTGGGCGGGGGAATCAGCCGAGCACGTAAACGTCGGTGCGGTAGACCGCCAGCGAGTCACCGGACGCCGCAGGGGTGGCCTTGATCACCACGGCGTTAGCGACGGTCGGGTCAAACCCCGACGCCGCCGTAGCGAACCTCTGCTGATTCAGTCCCTGCGACAGTCGCCCGATCGCACGCCAACCACCAGTGACCTCAAGGAGTGTCAGGTCGATCTCGAACGCCGCATTGGTCGTCGCACCGGGCACGGTGAAGTTTGTCGACATCCCACCGATGGTGACCGTCAGCACCGACCCGGCTGTTGTGGCCGTGAAGATCCCGAGGACGTGGACGCGCATCTGCGAGCCTGCGACGGCGAGGCGACGGGCGGGCAGGGTGTAGACCGTTGAGAGGGTCGTTTGCGTGGTGGTCCCGGTGAGGGTGCGCGTTGTCCGGTCGTGGCCGACCCGCACGTAGTCGGTGACCGTCTCTCGTTCAATCGAGTCGCCCGACCCGGCGAACCGTTGAATGTTGGCCTGCACCTGGGCGTCCGCGGTCCCGTCGTTGAAGATGTTCGGGGTGCCACCCTCGCCGAACAGGCCACCGGTCTGGGTCTGGATGCCGTAGGTGTTGCGCTTGAAGTTGTTCGCCACGGTGTCGACACGCGAGTTCTCCGCGACGCGCAAACCGATCACGTTGTCCTCGAAGGCCACGTTGTCGACATGACCCTGTGAACCCCGAGACCAGTAGACACCGGACGCTGTGGAGTTCCTCACAATGGACCCGTCAACGGTGCACTGGGTGTCGTTGGCGATGAACCCGGACCGGCACCCGTCGAAAATGCCACCCGCCACCCTGGCCCGCACAGTGTTGAACGCGTAGGCCCCGCACCACGTCGCCCCGGTCGCGTGAACGTTGTTGAAGTACGCGTCAACCTCGTTCTCGGCCACGAACCCAATCCTTGTGAGGTCACCCCCACCAGCTGTGAAGTTGGTGGCCTTGAGGTCGCGGAGTTCGACACGCACGCCCACGCCACCGACACGGAGACCATGCTCGTAGGCGGCACCGCCTGTCCCGTCGATGATCGCGGTCGGCACGTTGGGGTGACCAGCGACCGGGCCCCGGATGACCACCCTGTTCACGGAGCGGGTGGTCATTGACGCCCCAGTGCCCTCGTGCGGGTACGTACCGGCGGCGGCGACGATCTCCCAGAGGCCGTCCAACACGGGACCGTAGTTCTTGAGCGCTGTGAACGCTGTCCCGAACGTGAGGAACGGTTGCGTCGCCGAGAGTCCGTCGTTGGTGTCCGCCCCCGTGGTGGCCACGTACAGGATGCTTGTCTGGGATCCGCGCGGGTCGGGGTAGAAAGTGTCGGTGCCGCGCTTGATCGCACCGGGGCCGACGTGGCGCACCGTGTGCAGGTCGGTCAGGGTGGCGGTCGTGAGGTACGTGCCCGCGGGCCACATCACGGGCATGCCAGATGACGCGGCAGCCGTCAGGGCACCTTGGATTGCCGTGGTGTCGTCTGTCGTGCCGTCACCAATGGCGCCGCGGTCCTTGACGTTCACGACCAGCTCGTCCTGACCCACGGCACGAGTAGCCGTGCGGGGGACCGTTGACGTGAGGCCTGCGTCCATCGCCCGCATCGCGTTGTAGGCGGTGTTGAGGTCGGTCGTGAGCCCGGTCGACGTGCCAGCAGTGTTGTCCGACGCGGGAATGGTGCCAGGGGTGTACGGCACGGGGGGCCTCCTAGTGGGCGGTGGTCAGAGGGCCGGGCGGACGCGAACCTGGAACACGGACGACGTACTGGTGAACGTGCCCGTCCCAGAGAGTTCCTGTGCCCACAACTTCGGTTGCGCCGTGGCGCCCGCTGCGAGGTCGAACGTGACGGCAACCGTCGCAGAACCACCCACGTCAGCAGTGGGGGACCACGGGGCAATGGCCTTGCCGACCACGTTGGTTGTCACCACAGACCCGGACGACGTGACAACGGCCTGCCACGACGACGCCGCACTGACCGAATAGTTGAGCATCGCGTACACCTCAACCACCCGGTCATACGTGGCCGCCGCGATCAACGTGGCCGTCCCCAGCACCGCAGACGCCGTGTACCCCGTGGCCGTCACAGCCACAGACTCCACGAGCTCCCCGAGCGGGCCGTCGAGGACCGGGGCGTCAAAGTCAACCGTGGGTGCACCACCACCCGACGCGGGAACCGTCAACGTCGCCAACCGCATGGACCGGGCCGGGGTTGCGGGCGCCGCGGGTGACGCCGCGGCAGTCCCCGCCGTGTACCCGACCACCACGGCCGGGACACTCGACCCGTCCGCCTCAGCCGGGTCATCAATCCGCACCCACACAATGTCCTTACGCGGGTACGTCGCATGCGCTGCCGTCACAGCACCCGTCTCCGCCACCGTCACCGCATACGTGTACGGGCCAGCAAGAGCCGACGCCTGCTCATCAAGGACCCCAGCGTGCGGGTTCACCGTCCACAGCAGCGACGTCGCCGTGACCGTCGTCGAGGGTGTGCCCTTGCGAACACCGGACGTCGCACCGAGGGGACGTGCAGACGTCGCACCCGGAAGCATCACGGACTGCGCCACGCGGATATCCCGGCCGTTGTACTCAGGGGCACCAGTGACAGCGTTCACGGGGAAAACGACGACGGTCATGGGATGCCTCCACGGTCGGGGGTGAAGCGGTCAAGGATCCCGTGACTTGAGTCAGGGGTAGGAGTACGATCAGGGCATGGAGATCAAGTCGGCGTTTGTAGGCGTGGTTGGCACCGTTGTGGTCGCAGGTTCCGTTTTCGCTGCGGTCGCTGCGTCGAATGCGCAGGACGGTGAACCCGAGCCGACTGTTGCTCCCGTGGGGTACTACTCCACGATCGAGTCCCAGGACCCCATCGAGTGGGTCGCACCCGAACCTGAGCCGTCCCCCGAGCCGACCGTCGAACCCGTGCCCGTGCCCGTTGTCGAACCTGAGCCCGTGGAGGAACCTGTGGCACCGAAGCCCGCACCCGAACCGACCGTCGAGCCGGGGGTTGTGATATTGCAGCCGAACCCGTCGCCCCCGGACCCGTACACCGACTAGCGCAGGAATGTCGCCTCTGCGTGGATATTAAACTGATTGGCGACATTGGCCGCCCAGCCCGCGAAGTCGGTGCGCGCCTTGACAGTCACGACGATCGATGCACCGGCAGAGAGTCCCGTAAGGGTCCTCTGTGAGAATGTCGTGACGCTTACGCCCTGACCCGAAGATGCGACTTGGTACGTCTCGCCACCACTCAAGCCCGCCACCTCGGCCTGCACAGACAGGTAGTCCGCGGATGCGGTGGAGTTTATCGCCATTCCCATCGCAAATGCCCGGACCAGCGCCGTCGAGTATCCCGCCGGAACCTGCAGTGTGGCCGTTGCCATCACGATCTTCGTTGTAAGGACTGCGTCCCCACTCGACCATGCCACGTCCGTGTCGAACGTCACCGGGCCGGCGACCGATGCGCTCAGCTCGCGGACGGTCCGCTCCAACTCTTGCACCCTGCGGATCAGGGCATCACCGTCATCTGGCATCTGCGTTGCGGGCGTTCCCGGCTGAAAAGGCATCGTCAGACACTCCCACCAGATAGCACCAACACCGGGGACACTTTCCCGACCACACCAGCCTCAGGCAACGTCATCGACCACCCAACCGCACGACCCACACCCACCAGGCCACCCGGGAACGCTGGCACCGACTCCCGGCCGGCAGGGTTCGCCTTAGTCCAGAATGTCTCCCCGTACACGTCGTCATAGGTGTCCGAGTACCCGTCATCGGTACGGATCCGCGTCGGGTCATCCTCAACCCCACCAATCGCATACCCCACGTCATCACCCATCGCCCAGTCGCGGCCCAACCGCGGCGCCGAACCAAGGTCCGCTGTCAACGACAACGCACGGGCACCCTCGCCCATCGCAGCAACCACCCGGGCCGCGTGCGCCGTCAACGTATCCACCACAGTGATCGACGTCGAAGGGGTGAAGCGGAACTCCACCGACGGGCGCACACTGTCACCCGACAACTGGTGCGGGGACTGTGGGCGCACATCCGCAACCGCAGTCGACGTCGCCATAACGTCCGTCGCACCCTTACCCGCCGAGAAATCCTCAACCAGCTCAGCGAACGACACACACCCCGGCAAATCGAACATCGCCGCCGGCGCCAAGCCCAGGGACGGGGACACCCCAATCCGGTCACCCACGAACAGGACAGGCGTGTACCGCTCCGGAGACGACTGGTGCTCCCACCCAATCGTCCACTCCGGGCCACCCGTCACACTGGACAACTCCGTCAACACCGACAGCACCGTCTTGTCCTGCTCATCCGTGTACGCGCGATCCCGTGCCGTCCCACCAGTCCCACCATCCACGCGGATCGGCAGACCAGGCGTGACACCATCAACCACGTACGACGCGATCAGATCAGCGACAATCGCATTCTGACCCGTGGCCGTGTACGTCTTGTCACCAACGAACCGACCATCGAAGTACGCCTCCAACGTCGCCAAAGACAACGTGATCACGTCCCCAGAGTTCCGGCGTCGAGCCTTCACCAACCCACCCCACACAGGCACCCCATCATCAAGCAGGACCAGGGTCGCCCCACCGTGCAACGTCGCCTCAAGCCACGCCTCCGGTGGTGCACCCACACCCGTCCCACCAACCGGGAGTGTGCCCTGGGCCGTCGTGTACCCGCCCAGGACGGCACCAACCTGCGGCACCGACAACAGGGGAAGGTCCGCGATCACACGGCCCGTACGAGCCGCCGTCGCCACCCACTCAAGGGTCACAGGATCACTCCCACGATTCGGTCCCCCACACCTGCAACGTCCCCGAACCTGACACGGCCGAGAAGCTGAACGTGTTCACCCCAGCCTCAAACCCGAACCAGCCCCGACCAGTCACCCACCCATTACGCGACGTCTGCCCCTGCGCCAACACCTCATGCCGCTCCAAATCCACAGTCACAAACTCACCCGCAGCCAAATCCAGGGACGTTGAGAACACCAACGCCAAACCCGACCCCACATGCGTCACAACCGGACCCACCACAGGCCCATCAATCCGCAACCGCACCGGACCAGTCACATTCCCCGGATTCGTCAACGACACCTGACCCGAAGCCGTCACCGCATCAATCGTAAACGGCACCGTAAACGGCACCGTCAAACCACCCGTAGACGACGGCAGCGACGTGGTAGCCGTCAACTCCGCACCAAACTTGCGCGGATCCGGGGCGAACAGTTGCACCGACCACTCCGCGAACGTGGGCGTCGTCAACGGCGCCAGAACCTCACCCTCACGGCGCACCGTCGCCCACTTCGACCCCGCGGCCGTGTGCACCGTCAGCATCGTGTCAGTCAACGCCGCAGCAACGTTCAGGCGGTCAATCGCATCCTCAAGCAGTTCCTCCGTCGGCGCCCACACCGACCCCGACAACACAACGTGTCGCGGGTCAAAGTAGGACGTGCCAACCCACGCACCATGCCCGCGGGGCTTCTTGCCCTGAGCGATCGTCGTCGGCGGACCAGCCCAACCCAACACAGGGTTCGACCGCCACTCCACCCCGGACGCCTCAACGCCGTCGAGAGTGAGATCCCCGAGCACCGGGTACGGGGTCAATGCCACGTCACACCGCCCTCTCTGCCGCGTACCGCAGGACGGTCCGAGCCGTGCCAACCGGGTCTGTGACTTCGTTGATGGTCCAGTTGTTCGTCACACCACTGCCCGCGCCGACGCCAGCCATCGCGGCGAGTTGGGATTGGTTGTAGATCATCCCCGACCGGTCCGGGACGAACAGTTCCGGCTCGGTCTCACCCACCACGTACGGGCGACCAGCGACCACAGGCCCACCCGTGTGCCGGTTCTCGTAATACCCCGACCGGGCCACGTCACGACCAATGACCAGTTCGTCCATGAGGATGTGCACGGTCGCCGTCGAACCGTCCAGGGCACGCACCGCGTCCTGCAAATCGTGGACCCCGTCACGCGCCGTGTTAAACCCCTGCGTCGCGAAATCGGCACCAGCCCTCAGTGCGGTGAAGTTCCGGTCTGCGTCTTCGCGGAACGCCTCGAAGTCTTCCCGGGCCTTAGTTAGGTCGTCACCCACACCCGGGAGCCACCCGAACGCGTTTGCCGACCCGTCAACGAACACTTCAACGAAGTTGAGGAACGCCTGGATCATGTTCGTCAGGACTGTGATGAAGAAGTCGTTGAAGCTTGACTGGATGACCTGCCACGCTAGGAACCCGTCGATGATCAGCAGGATTCCATTCACGAGCCCGATGACGAACGCGCGGACCGCCTCTGGGTTGTCCGTGAACCACTGCGCGACCTGCTGCAAAACAGGAAGGGCGGTGTCTTTGAACAACGCGAACAGTTCCGTCACCACCGGGAGAAGGGCGGTCCCGATCTCCGCCTTCATGTTCTCCATCTCGGCGGTAGCGATCCGTTGCGAGTTCGCGAGCCCGTCGGACGTGCGAGCGAAGTCACCCTGCTGGGTGGACGTCTGCGCCAGGATCTCCGCGTGAGCCGCCAACACCCGCTGCTGCGGGGTCAACGCACCCGTACCGTCATAGATGCCCTGTGTGAACGCCTGCGCCTTCAACGTGGCATCGTCGAGCAACACCCCGTAACGGCGGATCGGCTCAGACTCACCCCGCAACGCCGCACCTATCGCCAGGATCGCGTCCTCGGGGGATGTGTTGTTGAACGACGCCAAGTCCGTCGCCAGGGTGACCATCTCAACGGAGAACGCAGAGAGGTCCTCGCCCGCCAGGCCGGCGGACGACCCGAAGATTCCGAACGTTGACGCACCATCCAAGAACGTCTGCCGCGTCTGGCCCAGCTCGGACGCCGCAGTCTTGGAGTATTCAAGGATCGCCGCGGTGCCGTCCCCGAAGATCTCCGATGCCTTGTTCTGCGTCTCGAACAGGTCCGTCGCGGCCTCAACCGCGTCACCGAAGAATCCCACGACCGAGTCGATGATGCCCGCCGCGCCGATCGCAGCGAACGCACCAATGAACACCTTGCCCAGTGCGCCACCACCCGCAAGGAACGATGGGCGCCCACCGGCGGCGACACCCGCGCCCATGGTCGCCCCACCGGCACGACCCGCCGCCATGAACGGCCCAGTAGTAGCCGCACCCAACGACGCAGCAAACCCCTGCATCGACGGCAGAATCGTCAGATACGCAGAACCAACCTCGTAACCGGCCACCATTCACCCCCGGTCACAGTTGTGCGATCATGTGTGAATGGCCTACTACCAGCCCCAGTACGCGCCCCTACCCGTGCGCCCCCGCACCCGGACGTCGGCAATGGCCGTCACCGGGCTCGTGTTCTCACTGCTGTGGGGTATGGGGTTCCTGTCCTTCATCGGACTGGCCCTGTCCATCGGCGGGATCATCGACACCCGCGGTGGGCAGAAGTACGGGCGGGGTATCGCCGTCGCCGGGGCTGTGATCGGTGCCCTCGGTGTCATCCTCAGCGTCGCCGTGTGGATCTCCACCTGGTGACGGCCGCAGGATCGCCAAGACCTCGGTAGCGGTCATCGGCGTCCCGTAACGCTTCTCCCCGGTAACACCGGGGCGGGGGATCGGTTGCGGCCGGTTGATACCGCGGCGCGCATCCTCCGTCTTGGCCCACAACAACTGCGCACCAATGTCGATGAGGTCCGCGAGCATGTGCCGTTCCGGGGTCCAATACTCATCCGGCGGCGGTGTCGACTTGTACTCCTGCGACCCCTCAAGGTCACGCCGCGACTTACGCCACAACGCCGTCCCATCACCCGGCAACCACTCCAACAACCCGCGCAACCTGCGGAACGACAATCGCCCCGCCGCCACATCGTTCAGGGACAGTCCGTACCGGGATTGCAGTTCAGCGTCAATGGCCTCGCCGTCACGTTCTAGGAGGGCGACGAGGCCTGAGATTCCCCCGGCTTCAACCCCGCGTGCGCCAACCACGCGGCAGTGAACGCACCCACCTGATCCGAATGCTTCCCGAGGACGAGCTTCTTTGCGGCGTTCCCGGCCTTTGACCACTCGCCGGTTTTGGAGTCCAACACTTCGCACACGTCGCCGAGCACCGCGGCCAGGTGACCCGCATCGGCGGACAACTGTTGCCCGACGGTCAGGTCGCTGATGTGCGGGACGCGCCACGTCTTCCCGTCAGCGTCGAAACGCCACGGCTCACCCACGGTCTCATGCTGCACAACATCCCAGTTGAACACGGTCACTCGCCCCCCATCTCGGCGATGGAAAGCCGGATGTTGAGGGTGCCATCCGCGCTCGACCCGACGAGGTGTGCGACGACCGGAACGGTAAGCGTTCCCATCGCAATGGGGGTGCCGTCCAGGTCGGCATAGACGGGGATAGTGATGTTACCGATGTTAGTCACGACCGTTACCCTTTCTGCTGCGCGGATGCGCGCGGATAGGTCGAACACCGGCCCGGGGCGTCCGCGCAGAGCACCCCAGGCCGGTGAACCGTTACGACTTCAGGGCGGTGGAGAACACCGTTGCCGACTCGCCCGTCGCCGTCGGGTAACAGGTGATCGTGATCGGGTAACCGATCGCCTCACCGTTCTTGTAAACGAGGTCACCGGTCTCCGTGATCTCACCCGTCGCCACGTAGATCCGCTTCTTCTCCGACCCGTCCACCACGTCGATGATGAACGACTTCTGCCCACCGGTCGCCGTCGGCACAACGGCAATGGAACCCTCGGTCGCCGCCGACGTCGCGGTCGCCCCGTAGTACGCCTCAATCACGGCCTTGGACGACTCGATGAGGGTGAGCTTCAGCATGTACTCACCGTCAGTGACCACGCGGCGGACGGTGGCACCGGCCTGCCATGCCTTGATCGCCTTGGTGGTCTTGGTGGGCGACTCGGTGACGCCCTCTTCTCCGACGAACCCGAGGTCGGTGAACCCGGTGGTCGTGGACGTGGTGAGTGTGGGCGCGGTGGCGGTGGTCGCTCCGACCATCACCACGCCGGTGACGGCGACGCGCACGTTGGCTGCTGTGAGAGTCATAATGCTCCCCTTTCAGAGGGGTCGACGTGACGGCACGAGACCGCCCATGGGTGGGGTTAGAGCAACCCGACGTGCGCGCGACGGGAAATCAGAGAGCCGTGCCGCGGACCAACAGGTCCACGGACATGAACCAGTGCGGCTTGGACGACTGTTCGGGCACCGGGTAGGGGCCGGACGTGCCGGCGTGACCGACAACAGCACCGGACCCGGGAGCGTCCTCGAGAATGGCCGCGACGAGGTGTGCGAGGTTCGCGGCGTCAGCTTTCGACGCGGCCCACACGTTCACACCAAGGGACACGACCTTGCGGACGTCCTCGAGGCGCCTGCCACCGTCGTTGCGGATCGTGACGAGCCGGGTGGGGAGTGTTTCGGGGGCTTCGTTGCCCACTGTCACGTCGTCGGCGAACGTCTCACCAACGGGGCGGGCTGCGAGTGCCGTGCGCACGTACCCGACAGCCCACAGTGCCTCGTCGGGGAACACGACAGGGGGTTTCTTCTGCACGTCAGCCTCCCAGGGCTCGCTTCAGGTTGCCCGTCTTGGCCTCGACGACGGCGGCGTGGCGGGCGTGTGCAACGACCCGCTCAGCGGCACGGTCGGTCGTGTCAGACTCAACGTCGATGGATCCCTTGTACTCACCCGAGTCGACGGGGGCGGTCGAGCGTGCCCGGTCAGCCTTCTCCTCCGCGATCTGCCGCAGGGCGGGGCGGAACTGGTCAGACCTGAGCAACCGGGCAATCTCGGACCGGTTCGTGCGGATGAACACCACGGGTCAGCCCTTGACCCTCTTTAGGGTCGCTTCCCCGTGGTGGATCAGACCCGTGGACGGGCGCTTGTGATGGGCAACCTCACCCTCCACCTGCCACTCCACCGAATCCCACTCCACCCGATCCGTGACCAGCAGGTCCAGATCCGTGCCAATGGGGGAGATGACGCGCATGTGCGTGACCACCGGGGACCGACCAACCTCCGTGAGCTCGGTCGACTCAGACGGTTGCACCTGCACACCCACGATCGACAGGGACACGGCGTTCGCCCAGTCCCGCACACTGTCCCCGTATGTGTCCGTCACCAAGGGCGCGCGACGACGGACGATCGTCTCCGGGTACTTCACGGCGACAACACCAGGGTCTTCGGCAACTTCGGGAACAACCGGGTAAGCACGGCCTTCTCCTCGGCCGCGAGCCCACCCGTCGCGCGCCACGCATCCCAACCGAACGTCTGAGACGCGCTGCCGGACTGCTCCTGGGTCACACCCGACGCCACCGTGGCATCCGTCGCACCCAGGCGAGCCGCAACCGTGCACACAACCTCGATCACCGCGTCCGGGATCGTCGCCCACCC